CTTGAAAAATTAGGTTCCGCTTTTGAGCAGTTCTTTTGGTTCCCCGGTAATCACGATTTGTTTTATAAAGACAGCCGAGACGTACACAGTTCGGGTTTTGGCCGACACATTCCCGGAGTCACTGTTGTAGAAAAAGTTACTACTATTGATGGTGTGACTTTAGTCCCTTGGCTGATAGGCGATGAATGGAAAGACATGAAGTCTTTAAAAAGCCGATATGTGTTTGGACATTTTGAGCTGCCATTGTTTTATATGAACGCAATGATACAGATGCCCGACCACGGTCAACTTCGTGCTGAAGATTTTAATGGTCCTGATTATATTTTCAGTGGTCACTTTCATAAACGTCAACAAAAGAATAAAGTAATTTACATTGGTAATGCTTTTCCACATAACTTTGCCGACGCCGGGGACGATGATCGCGGTATGATGATTTTAGAATGGGGCGGAAAGCCTGAGTACAGAACTTGGCCCGATGCTCCTAAATATATCAATATAAAACTTTCCGATTTAATTGATCGTAAAGATGAAATTATGCGTTCTAAAATGCATATCAAAGTTAATCTTGATATCGATATTAGTTTTGAAGAAGCAAGTTTTATTAAAGAAACATTTATTAATGACTACGACATTAGAGAAATTAGTCTTATCCAAGACAAAACTAATCTCGAAGGAACCATAGACGACAATCCTGATTCTAAATTTGAAAGTGTGGATCAGATTGTCACAGAACAGTTAGTCAACATTGACAGCAAAGATTTTGACTCTAATACCCTACTGCAAATTTACAACGACCTATAAATGTTTAAACTTAATAATTTAACCGTAAAAAACTTTATGAGCGTGGGTAATCAAACCCAGGCTGTAGATTTTGACCGACAACAACTAACGTTGGTGTTGGGCAGCAATCTTGATCTTGGTGGTGATGATACTGGCAGCAGAAACGGCACTGGTAAGACCACTATAATCAACGCATTGAGCTATGCCTTATATGGACAAGCATTGACTAATATCCGCAAGGAAAACTTAATCAATAAGACTAACGGCAAAGCAATGTTGACCACTGTAGAGTTTGAAAAAGGTGGTAGCAAATATCGCATTGAGCGCGGTCGAAAACCTAATATATTAAAGCTCTATGTCAACGACGAACAGTTAAAGATGGACGATGCTAGCGAAGACGATAGCCAAGGCGACAGCCGTGAAACACAAAAAGCTATTGAACAAATGCTAGAAATGTCCCACACTATGTTCAAACATCTTGTGGCGTTAAACACATATACTGAGCCGTTTTTAAGTATGAGTGCTGCGGATCAACGAGAAGTTATTGAACAATTACTGGGCATTACATTGCTTAGTGAGAAGGCAGAAGCATTAAAATTGCTAGTTAAAGAAAGCAAAGATTCTATTTTGTCCGAAAATAACCGCATCGAAGCAATTAAATCAGCTAATGATAATGTACAGAAAAGCATCGATAGTCTAGCAATCAAAAGCAGTGCATGGGCTAGTAAGAAAGAAAAAGACATCGAATCGTTGGCAGGTGCTATTGAAAAATTACAAAAAGTAGATATTGAAAAAGAATTATCGGATCATGCTGCTATTAGATTGTGGGACGAAAATAACACAGCTCTTAAAAATCTTACCAAACAAAAGTCTACTTTAGAATCTGCCGTAGGACAAGCAGAAAAAACTGTTGCTCGTTATAAGACAGAAATCGAAACACTGAGCGGCAAAACTTGCCCATCCTGTGAACAAGATTTACAGGATCATAAACACAAGGATATGACCAAGGCTGCTAGTAAGAATTTAAAAGATGCAGAAATTTATCTTAAAAAAGTATCCGACGACCTTGCTGTAATTAATTTGAGTATTACTGAGATTGGTGCTTTGCCTAAAAAGCCTATAACATTCTACGACACTGAAGCAGAGGCGTTGGGTCATAAAAACAATGTAGAAAGATTAGAAATTAGTTTAACTACAAAGGTAAATGAGATTAACCCTTACGAAGAACAAGTTGAAGAATTAAAAAACACTGCTATACAGCCAGTGTCATGGGATTTAATCAACGACCTAACAAAATTAAAAGATCATCAAGAATTTTTACATAAACTATTAACTAACAAAGATAGTTTTATTCGTAAGAAGATTATTGATCAAAACCTAAATTACCTTAATAAGCGGTTGAGTTATTACATTGACCGATTAGGGTTACCACATAAAGTAGTATTTCAAAATGACCTTACAGTAGAAATTACTCAGCTGGGACAGGAATTAGATTTTGATAATTTGTCTCGAGGTGAGCGTAATAGATTAATTCTAAGTTTGAGTTTTTCTTTCCGAGATGTTTGGGAAGGATTGTATCAGAATATCAACTTATTGTTTATAGACGAATTGATTGATGCAGGTATGGACAGTGCAGGTGTCGAAAGCGCACTAACAGTTTTGAAAAAGATGGCCCGTGAACGCGGTAAGAATATATACTTAATATCGCACAAAGACGAATTAGTTGGTCGGGTGAATACTGTGTTACGTGTGATAAAAGAAAATGGTTTTACCAATTACAGTACTGATGTAGAAAATGTCTCCTAATTATCTAGAAGAATACAAAGAGCTATATTCAAAATATATAGAGCTTGCCGTTAATTTACATAATTACCATAGAGTGTTTATCACCCGTACGGGGCTAGATACCAGCGTTTTATTAAGAAGGCAACTCCGGGCTATGAGAAAGATCGAACACACAATGATCGAACTTTCTAGAAAAGCGTATAAACAGGTTAGAGAAACAAGAAAAGAAATGATAGAAGCCAAGAAGATTGTTTTAGAAGAAAAAACAAGACTTCGAAAATTACAAAAAAAGGAAAAATAAAATGACAGCAACAACAGATCAGATTAAATCGGCATTAGACGCATACCTAGTAGAAAACACCAAGTTTGAAGCAGGCAACTCTGCAGCTGGCACCCGCGCCCGTAAGGCATTAGGTGAGATGACCAAGCTAATTAAGGCTCGTCGCAATGAAATTACTGCTGAGAAGAATGCACGTAAAGCAGCTAAGTGATCGATGTCTTGGCTTTATCAAGGAAAAGAAGTAACAGAACTACCAGAAGATTGCGTGGGGTTTGTTTACATAATTGTAAATGTTGTCACCGGTAGAAAATATATAGGCAAAAAATTAGCACAATTTAAAAAAACTTCTTATCGAACAGTCAAATTAAAAAATGGCAAAAAGAAAAGAAAAAAAATCCGCAGCAAAGTAGATAGCGGTTGGCGCGAGTACTACGGTTCTAACAATGAATTAAACGCGGATGTGGCAAAAATAGGCACAGAAAACTTCACTAGAGAAATACTTTACTATTGTAAAAGTAAAGCAGAGTGCAGTTACATAGAGGCAAGAACACAGTTTGAAAGAAAAGTATTAGAATCAAACGACTACTATAACGGTCATATACAAGTTCGCGTTCATGGCTCACACATATTAAAAATAGGCAAATAATTCAGTTTTAAGCTCGCACCGGCTAATATTCGGGTGCCCGTAACTCTACCTTAACTGCGTAAAGAAGGAAGTCTCTTTGCTGAACGAGAGCACTCAACTACTATCCTTTACAGGACGAAGATCGCAAATTGCCGCGGTTTAGTTGTTTGAAATAGAATTATTAGGCTAAAAAGAAGGGAGAAAAACCCTGTGTTTACTTATATGTTAGCGTATATATGTAGACTACCGTCATATGAAGACTTGGCTCGAGGTACCGGATGACCGCCTCTGTAATGCCATAACGCTAGGTGATTGTCTGGACTCGGATAATGCCACATGCTTTACCCTGTGTGGGTGAAGTGTGACTGACGGATCTGGATAATACTTAAACTTCTTCGAAGTAAAATGCTGTGAGCGTGAGCGAAACAGCAAGTGAACGCAGTTCACTTTTACTATTTGGAGTATAAATAAAATACCAATTGAAGGATTGTATATGAAAATCGAACATTTAATATCTGCATTAAGAGAAGCTGCGGCAACAGGGTTAGTTGATAAAGATGGAAATCCCATTTCTTCAGAGCCAGCACCTGCTACTGATAATACTGTTCCTTTTCCTAAACAAGAAACACCTCCCGCAGGTAGTGCAGAACCAGCAGCAGATCAAAATCAAACACCTCCAGCTGCTCCTGCAACCGATGCTAGTAAAACATTAGGTGCTAAACCCACAACACCTCCCGCAGGTAGTGCAGAACCAGCAGCAGATCAAAATCAAACACCTCCAGCTGCTCCTGCAACCGATGCTAGTAAAA